TAGACCGTTTTGAACACAATGTAAAAGGTGAAGGCTCTCCTATAGCATTAGCAACCGCAAGAACTAAAACTTTCTTTAATCGTAAGATATTTATGTGTAGCACTCCTACCATAAAAGGGGTATCAGCTATTGAGGCTGCTTTTGAAGAGTCTGATAAGCGTTATTACTATGTGCCATGCCCTGAATGTAACCATAAACAGGTTTTGAAGTGGAAGAATGTTGTTTGGGAAGAAAATAAACCAGAAACAGCTACTTACGCTTGTGAAGAGTGTGGTTCAGTTATTGAAGAATCTAAAAAGCAATGGATGATTAATAATGGAGAATGGATAGCAACTCAGCCTTTATTAAAAACTGCTGGATTTCATATATCAGAATTATATTCTGTTTGGTCAACTTGGGCTGATATGGCAATAAATTTCTTAGAAGCAAAAAAGAATCCTGAAACATTAAAAACATTTGTAAATACTGCTCTTGGTGAAAGTTGGATTGACGAGCAGGGCGAAGAGCTAGATTACGAAATCTTGTTAAACAGACGATTAAATTTTGATATTGATAATATACCAGAAGATGTTTATGTATTAACTACAGGAACAGATTGCCAGAAAGACCGAATCGAAGTAACTATATGTGGATGGGGTCAAGATTATAAGTGTTACGTATTAGATCATCGTATTATCTGGGGAGACTGCAACTCACAGGCTATATGGGGTGAATTTGATAATTTATTAAAATCTCGCTTTAAAACTGAATCAGGCAGAGTATTGTCTATATTGTCTTCAACTGTAGATTCTGGCTATCACACCAATCAAGTGTATGCATTTACAAAACCAAGACAGGCAAGAAGAGTGTTTGCAGTTAAAGGTTTGTCAACAGCAGGTAAGCCAATTATATCAAGACCTACATTTGTGGGTAAAAACAAAGCGGTTTTATACGGAATTGGTACAGATACAACAAAAGAAGCTATTTTTGGAAGATTAACAGCAAAACCAGAAGAAACTACACTATTTTTTGCAAATTCGCTTGACGAAGAGTATATGAAGCAATTAACAGCAGAAAAAAGGGTTACTAAGTATGTCAGAGGAAGAAAATCGCTGGTTTGGAAGCAAATACGTGAAAGGAATGAAAGTTTGGATTGTTTAGTTTACAATTTTGCAGCTATTTACATACTTAACCCTAACTGGAAGGCTATTGAGTATAAAATACTATCAAACTCAACTAAACCACCAGTAGTTGAAAAAAATAGTGCGTTAATGAACAAAAAACCACAAAATAAATCTAATTTTGCAAATTCTTGGAAAGATTTATAAACTTCAAATATACACTTGACATATTTATAGAAAACTTTAGCGTAAATAAAAGATATATCTAACATTTACGAGGTTTTTGCTTGAGCAACAAATTTGATTCAGCTAATTATCCATCTCAAGTACCTGCTATTTTGCAGAAAGGTGATTTTTGGGCATGGAAGAAACCAAACCTATCTACTGATTATCCGTTAGCATCTTATTCCTTAAAATATAAATTCTATTTGATAGATGGCTCTACTGCATCTAACTTTACTATTGATGCTACTGAAAGCAATGATGAATATATTATTTCTTCATCTAGCACCAGCTCACATACTGCTGGCGATTATAGATGGGATGGAATAATTAAAAGAACTTCTGATAATGTTGAATTAATAATTGAAGATGGCTATAGCACTATTTTAGATAATGCGGTTAGATCACATGCAAAAATAGTGTTTGATTCAATTTGCGCTGTTATTGAAAACAGAGCATCAATGGATCAGTCTTCAATGTCTATTGCAGGTAGATCACTTTCCAGAATGTCTATTGATGAATTATTAACTTTCAAAGATAGATATAAAGCTGAATGGTTAAAAGAAGTAAAAATGGCAAGAATTAAAAATAATCAAGGCTCAGGCAATACGATTAAGGTAAGGTTTTAATGGCTTGGTATAACAACATTTTTGGAACAAACACACTAAAAGAGAAAAAAAGAAACTCATACGCTAGAAGTTATACAGGAGCAAATACTGGTAGGCTTTTTGCAGATTTTCTAACAAGCTCTGCAAGCGCTGATGCTGAGATAAAAGATAACATACGAATTTTAAGAGATAGAGCAAGAGAATTAGCAAGAAACGATAGCTATATTGCAAGATACCTTAACTTAATGATATCTAATGTTATCGGTAAGCATGGCGTAAGAATTAGCAGTAAAAGTAGAAATGACAATGGTTCATTAGACTTAGCTGCTAATCAGCTCATTGAAACAGCTTGGAAGGAATGGTCACAATTAGGAAATTGCACTACAAACGGTAGATTGTCTTTTTTAGATTGCCAAAAAATATTTATTGAATCTTTATGCAGAGATGGCGAAGTATTAATAAGAAAAATAAAAGTTCCTGATTCACCATTTGGTTTTCAACTACAGTTTTTAGAAGCAGATCATTTAGATGAAAATAAAAATGATGTTTATAAATTAACTGGTAACAAAATAAAGATGGGCGTAGAAACCGATAAATACGACAAACCTGTTGCTTACTGGTTATTTAAAGAGCATCCATACGATAGAGATTATTTAACCCAAAATCAGCACATTAGAGTACCAGCAGATGAGATTATTCATGCTTACTTACCTGCTAGAGCTGAACAAACTAGAGGAATATCTTTAGTAGCTACAGCAATGGCTAATGTAAAAATGTTAAATGGTTATTTAGAAGCTGAAATAGTAGCTGCAAGAGTTGGAGCATCAAAACAAGGCTTTTTCATTAGTCCAGATGGTGATGGGTATGTTGGCGATGGCGAGCATACTGATACCTTTAGTCCATCAATGAACGCGCAAGCTGGTGTATTTGAGCAGTTACCAGCAGGTATGGACTTTAAATCATTTGATCCTACTCACCCAACAACTGCATTTGATTCATTTACAACTAGTGTATTAAGAAGCATAGCTTCAGGTTTAAACATTTCTTATCACTCCCTTTCAAACGATCTTACTTCGGTCAACTATTCAAGTATCAGGCAAGGTGCGCTTGAGGATAGAAGCATGTACCAAATATATCAGCAATTTGTAATTGAGCATTTTGTAAATCCAATATTTCAATCTTGGTTAGAAATGGCTATATCAACAGGCTACATTAATTTGCCTATGGGTAAATTTGATAAATTTTCTAAATCAGTAAATTTTATACCAAGAAGTTTTGCTTGGATTGATCCTTTAAAAGAAATGCAGGCAAATGTAGTAGGTTTGCAAAATGGAACTATGACTTATGCAGATATTTCTGCTGCACACGGACGAGATACAGAAGAATTATTTGAACAACACCAAAAAGAAATAGAACTAGCAAAACAATATGGAATTGAACTAGCCTATCAACCGTTTGGTCAAAAACAACCTGTAGAAGCAAAAATACAGGGCGGAGATGAAGACGATGGCTGAAACATTAAAAGTTGGCAATTTTGTAAGCTGGAATAGTAGTGGTGGAAGAGCTAAGGGCAAAATTATAAAAATAGAAAGAGATGGAAAAATAAATGTACCTAATACAGATTTTAGTATTACTGGTACTAAGGATGATCCAGCAGCATTAATACAACTTTATAGAAGTGGTGAGCCTACAGATGTTGAGGTAGGACATAAATTTAGCACTTTAACAAAAATTAATCCCATAAGGGATTTTAACGATTTCAATTCTAATGAATTGGAAAAACATCCACTAAATAGTGAGGAGAAATCTATGAATAAAGAAGATAGACATATCCTTAATGTTAGTGAAACCGATGACACCGTTGTTGTTGAGTTTGCAAAGCATGAGGATGTAGAACAAGAAGCTGCTGAGGAATTGGCAGGCAATATGGAAGAAGAAGAAAGAGTGATAAGTTCTGAAATAAATTATAGAACTATTGATCTTTCAAGAGCTTCATATATTGATGAAGAAAATAGAAGGGTGCGAATAGGCGTAAGCTCAGAAACACCAGTTGATCGGTCTTTTGGAAAAGAGGTACTTTCACACAATGCTGAAGATATAGATATGTCATTTATGACTTCAGGCGCAGCTCCACTTTTGGATTCACATGATATGGAACGCCAAATTGGAGTTATTGAAGAATTTAAACTTGATGAGACAGCCAAGCGTACAACGGCTGTAGTTAGATTTGGTAAATCTGCTTTAGCTCAAGAAGTTTACCAAGATGTACTTGATGGTATTAAAAGAAATATATCTGTTGGGTACTCTATAACTAAAATGGAACGAGCTAATAACGATATTATTGGAGATCATTACAGAGCAAGCTGGCAGCCAATGGAAGCATCCGTTGTAGCTATCCCAGCAGATCGCGATTTTCAAAAAGTCGGAGTTGGTCGTTCTAAAGATAAACAAACATTAAACACAAAGGTTAAAATAATGGAAAACGAAAAACAAGAAATTAATCTTGATGAAGTTAGA